TGAGTGCGCACTGCACCACACCACCAGCTTGATCGGAAAGACCTGCCACAGTGGGAGGCGCCGCACCCACAATTTTCTTCACCCAAGGCATGCCCGATTCAGCAGCCCCGGCAGCGGGCACCACAAGCGATGCTCCGAGAAAATCGTCCTTGAAAACGAGGGGATATAGCGGAGCAGTCCTTTCATGCGTCGAACCGTCATAAAAGGTTAGATGCTCTGTATCCCGCCATTCGGCCTTAGTTTTACCCATATTATTCACCTCCTCCCCTTTCGGGGTGAGGCGGGCGCAATGCCCGCCCCGAAGTTAAAAACTTTTTAGGTTATCGCAGTTGCGCTTTGCTCCTCAGCATAACGAGAGCCGCTGAGAATAGCCATCGCACTGCAAAGAATCGAAGCCGCTGGAGCTGTGATAGTCAATTTAACATAGGGCTTGCCATCACTGAGTTCGCTGGCGTCGAGCTCGATAACATACATAATGTTATCGTTTGCGCTAGGTGTAGTACCAGCAGCCGCTACAGCAGTTCGCGCACCGAGAGTATCACCGCTTGCGGTTTCCTCTTTGTAAATATAATGCGCTATAGCTGTATTGCCAGTACCAGCAGCATCGGAACATTCCTCAACCGTGATTTTAGTCGCTGCCGATGCAGTTACCCCAAATTGAATTACGATGGTGGCATGCGCATAATTTTTCATGTGAAAAATATCGACTGTCGCGCCACCGGTTATATCAATTGGAGGCAAAATGTTAACAAAATGACCGGCTTCTGCCGCAACAAATCCCTTAGACATAATGTCACCTCCTCTATGCTCTTGTAGCTAACACTACATACGGCGATACCGTATTAGTGCCTTTGAATGGAGTTAATGCGCTATTCCAAATCGGTTGGCCGTCAGTACGAAGCACAAACCGGAACACCGATTCATCGTAAACGAATCTCACATGGATACTCGATGCGCTTTCGATACCGCCCTTCGAGATCATGAGATATTCGTTCAGGTCGCAAAGAATTATATCGCCAGTTGTACCGAGGGTTTGACATTGCTCGATAGGAATAATAGGCCGACCCATAAGCGTCGCATATGGACTCTGACTCAGGCCACCAGGAGGCATAAACGCTGGAGAACCGCCAGTACCAACAGTGATTCCCATGTTGTAAAGCTCCGGTTGCACATCCTGATTGATAAGCCATACCGCGTTTTGCTGACTGCGCGCCCACAAACGCGCCCACATTTTTACAATGTTTTCATAGACGACCGTATTGGCAAGCTGCCCGGTTTCTTTGGCAACAGTTACAAGACCACCGCCCGTCATAATACCGAGAGGTTGACCTGCTCCCGTACCGTTAATAATTGCGTCGTCAACCTTAAACCCAAACTCCTCAGCAAATGCCATTGAGATAAACGCGCCTAGCGCAGAAGCATCCTGTAAAAGTTCATCGGTTGCATAACACAACCCAATAAGCTTCTGAAGGTTCAATTCCATTTGCCTAAATTTCGGTTTTGATGCGGTTTTAGCAGCAGCCTCATCTACCCAGTAAGCTCGAACACCACCCCAACGAGAACCGTCAGCCCTCGAAGTTTCCTTAACCGCGTTGATTTTCAGACCGTTTGAATTTGCGCTAATTGGAATAGTGCGAGTTCTACCGGCAAGAACTCCGGTCTCATAAATCTTGCGAAGCAATTCAGTCGCAAAATCCTCTTGCACCAAAAAACCACCATCACTCGGCACGCCCTCACTGAGTCCAGTCGCGGCACGCTGCTGAATCAATCGAGGATCAATGCTACCGCCAGGTGTAGCAGCATTACGCACCGCTAAAAGCTGTTCTCCAAACGAAGCAAATCGATGTTCATCCGCTGCACCAGAATCGTCGGGATCGGGAGGCGGTGGTTGATTAAGCGACTGACTCAAACGCTGCTCACGCTCCTGGTGGCGTTGTTCACGCTGAATATCAGCCTCCAACTGATCCATTTGCTTTTCAATTTCGATATAGCGCTTATCTTCATCTTCGGTCATTGCCCGCTTTTCATCGCTTACAGTTTTGCGCAATGTTTTTAGCTCATCGAGCAATTCCCGAAGTCGCGCTTGCATTTCTGCTAAAGTCATTTTTTTAACCTCCTTAAATTAAAAATCTTTCAGCTAATCGAATTCGTCTGTCTAAATCCTCTGGTGATATTTGTCTCTCCATAGTGTCTGGTTCGATCACTTCTGGCTCAATATCACCTTCCGGCAAATTATCAAACAACTGAGATATTAAATCACGTTTAATTTCGGGATGATCTTTGACCCAAGCTTTTGCTTTTTCCAAAGTCCAGCCAGCTTTTTTAATAAACCGTAATGATTGAATTTTCACTTCATCGCTCGTTTTTAGTGGCCCGCCCAAAGCTCTTATCGAATTTTCCTTAAGCCACCACGATCTGATCCGTTTAAACAAACCGTCATCACGGATACTATAACGCACTTCCTTCCAATCCTCTTGATCTTCCCATATTCGCAACTCAATATCCTCTGACTCTTCATCAGATCGGCCCTCAGCGTGATTTTCATCGGCGCTGGAAAGGTGCTCTTTAAAGAGGTTTGATAATCGTTCCATAATTTGTTTATCTTCATCCAACAATGGCAATCCATGCCTAAGCCGAATTTCCATATTGTTTAACGAGTTTGCACTTACGTCAGTTTGGGGATATGCTGGAAAAGTCACGGGAGATACGTCATATAATTGCGCCTCTCGTAAATTATAAATTCGCAAATCACCGGATTTTTCGTTTTCGTCTATTTCCCCTCTTATTATACTGAAAGAAAAACTTGCTTGATCTATATCACCGCGGTCAATGCTAACATGCAAATCATTTGCATAAGAGGTGTTCGGTGTATCAATTTCAAACCACAATCCGACGTCATCTTCACGTAATCTTAATGTTCCCGATTTAGTACGCCCCAAAATTAAATTTTTATCATGATTCATTAAGCCTCTAACATCAGCTTCTTGTATTGTTTTTTTAAACGCGCCTTGAAATATCCGTTCTCTAAAACCACCAAGATTTTCACTCAATTGGTTGAATACGGCAGCATGTCCTACTATTTGCCGTTGGCCATCATTTTCAACACTGCGCAACTCTTTTAATTTGAAAGCTCTATGCTTGATCGTTCTCATATCATCCTCCTATCTGACGTATAGGCGTTTTTTGATCTTCTGGTTCTCCCCCACCAGCTTCATCGGTTTCCTCAGATTCTCCGACTTCGCTCATATTCATTGGCACCAAATATTCATCACCGCCATCAATCGGATTCATATCCTCGAACTCTCGAATTTCATTAGCAGATAGAAAGCCCCACTGGCGGCCTGTTGCATAAGCTTTATATCTGCTATCAATATCACCACGCAATAAAGCATTTACATTGTGCTTACAAAAATATTTTTTTCTGTCTTCAGGGGTGAGTAATGATAAATTATTCCGCTGTTCAATCCGCACCAACCAGGGCATTAATGTGTGTTTCACAAATCCTAAATCCTGCTGTTCAATATTACTATATGTGGCCTTCTCCAAATCCATTATTAAATGTGGTGGCACCCGAAACAATCCTGCTATTTCACTACGAGATAATTTTTTAGCTTCAATTAATTGCGCCTTTTTCGGTTCGATACCCACCGCCTTATATGATAAACCTTCCTCAAGCACTGCTATCCGATGAGCATTGTCTAAACCTCGATGCATATCTTCCCATGATTTTTTAAGATTTTTTAACGCCTCTTCACCTAACTTCGCTGGATGTTCCAGCACACCACCGGGCCGTGCATCGTTTGCAAAAAATTTAGCGCTATATTTTTGAGCTGCTAAATAATTACCTATCGATTCTTGTCCAATATCAGATATCGAATAACCAATCAAACCATTCAAACCCAATCCTCTATAATGTAATATTTGATCTGATTTATATATCTGCTGTGGCCCATTCAATGGCGTATATTTATATAATAAATCCGAACCTCTCACACCCGGTATCGGCATAACATCCTCACCCATTGTCAGCATTAACGCATTAGCGCGCCATACCTGCATCCGTCCAGGATGAAGAGGCCATAAAGCTTTTACCCTTCCAATCACGTCTTTATCTATAAACGAATATGCATTACTTCTTAATGCCAAATGGCCCATTATTGTTTCACGATACTCATATGAAGTCATTTCAGGATTGGGCGAATCATGTAATATTTGATATAACTCGTGGTCCAAAGCTTTTTCTTTGCCACCATTCTCCATATGTCTATAAAGGTGAAGGGGTAATGCCGCTACGCTCTCGGCTAACACCCTCACACAGGCAAACACAGCGCCAGCCCTGATAGCAGTTTCAGGAGTAACTACAACGCCGCTATTTGCAAATACAGATAAATCCCCACCAGTATAAAATTGCATCAAATCAAAAGCTTGGTCTATTGACAACGACCTCTTAAAAATTGGCTGCGTCAATCGCCGCCCTATTCTCTGCAATATACCTACATCACTACTCATACTGCTATGATTCCTCTTGATTCATAAATCGATTCAGAATCAACATGGCGGCGCGCTCTGTCGAGCGCCATAATCAACGCAACGATACCATCGATTTTTTCTTTAGATTCTTTTTTATTTGGCATAATATTTAAATTCGCATCTTCGCGCGCCTGAACATTACTAAGCATCCACCTCAATACAGGATTGCCACCATGATTGATATTTATCTGTAATATCAATTTTTCCAACTCCTTCATCGGCCCCGAAAAGTTTCGAGCATTTTGAGCAAATATAATGGGTTCATATCCCATACCCTCGGCGCGCTGCGCCGAGTAGGTTGCGTTCCACGGATCAAAAGCAAATTCTGTAATATTAAATTTTTCCTTCGCTTGTTTCATTCGATCCTCTATAAACTCGTAATCAATCACCTCACCATGTGTTGCATGTATATAACCAGCTTTGACCCACTCCAAATATGGTATACCCTCATCTCTCGATCTTGTTACAACAGATTCATCAGGCACAAAAAACTCAGCCAAACATACATATTTATCCAACCCCTCTTGCGGAGGAAAAACCAAAACAAATGCTGTAATATCTTTTTTAGATGATAAGTCAAGCCCACCGAAGCATAATTTACCCTCAAGCATTTTTTCATCGATTGGATACAAACCACACGCATCCCACTTATCCAGCCCCATCCATGCGCTATATGAGCTTGTCCATACATTCAGCCGTAATCTCAAAAAACTATTGAGCTTTGCAGGGCTATTACATGCTTC